AAGAAGAGAGGAACGGCAAATGAGCCGCTTGATCTGTTTAATTATAATCTGGCTGCCTGCCAGCTGAGAAATCCGAGCTGGGATGTACTCGAGGATAAATTGGATAAGGGTATAGATTACACAAAGAAGAAAGAAGCGACACCACGGAAAAAGAAAAAAAGAAGATCGATAAGGAGTGATCTGTAATGTCAGCTGCAGAAAAAATCACAAGAATTAAAAGACGGCTTGCACTTTATTATGAGGCAGAAGAGGCAATACTTCACGCACAGGAATACCGCATCGGTTCGAGAAGTCTCACGAGGGCAGATCTTGAAGATGTACAGGAAGAGATAAGCAAGCTGGAAGCAGAGGTTGACGCTTTAGAGACCAGAGGAAATACGAAAAGACGTGTGAGACGTGTAACATGGCTGTAGGAGGATTGTATGAATATTATAGATAAAGTCGTGTCTGTCTTTTCTCCGGGAGCGGGAGCAAGACGAATGAGGGACAGGATGCGGCTGGATATCATGGAAAAGATATCAAATACAGGATACTCACATGGTGGGGCAAGTCACACGAGTCCTGCGCTGAAAAGATGGAATCCGTCATCAGGCTCACCTGAGAGAGACATCGAAGAAAACAGAAAGACCCTCAGGGAGAGATCAAGAGATCTGTATATGAACAGTCCTCTCGGGGCGGCAGCGATTAACTCAACGCGTACAAACGTGGTAGGCGGTGGCCTGATACCGAAACCAAGGATAGATTATGAATATCTGCACATCAGCCGTGAGACAGCCGAGCTTATGGAGACGGCAATAAAAAAAGAATTTGCCATATGGGCAGAATCAACACTATGCGACAACAATGACCAGAATAATTTTTACGAGCTGCAGCAGATAGCACTTGCTGACTGGCTAAAAAACGGTGAAGAATTTTGTCTGATAAGGTATGACAAGGATAGGACATATATGCCTTATCAGCTTAGGCTTAAACTTATAGAGGGTGACAGGGTATCAACACCGGGAGCGATAGACGGAGATTACAATGCCATACATAAGTCTACGGTGACCGGAAACGAAATCATAAACGGTGTAGAGATAGATAAACACGGGAAAGTCACAGCCTATTATATAAGCTCGCATTTTCCGGGAAACTTAAATTGGAGAAAAAAAATAACCTGGACAAGAGTGGAAAAAAGAGGGCAAAAGACCGGCAATCCGAACATATTACATATATTTAACGCGGAGAGAGCCGACCAGTACAGAGGTGTGCCACTCCTTGCTCCCGTGATAGAGGCGCTAAAGCAGATAACCAGATATACGGAGGCGGAGATCACGGCAGCGGTACTTGGTGCAGTATTTTCCGTTTTCGTGACAACTGAAAACGGTGATGATGTTGGAGAATATGCGGGCGATGATGAATATTATGATGAAGACGATGAAGAGAGCGAAGAAATACAATTAAGCACCGGTGCATCGGTTCATTATCTGGCTAACGGTGAAAAGGTAAATACGGCGCAGGCAACACATCCGTCAGGGACATTCGATGCATTTGTATCAGCAATGGCTGTTCATGTAGGAGCTGCTTTGGAGATAGCTCCGGAAGTATTACAGAAAAAATTTGCAGCAAGTTACTCTGCTGCAAAGGGCGCAATGACAGAGACATGGAAGTCCTTCAGGATGAGAAGAGCATGGTTTGTCAGAGACTTCTGCCAAGAAGTATACGAGCTTTGGTTTAATGAAGCTGTCTCAAAGGGGCGCATATCAGCACCCGGATACTTTAACGACCCGGGTATAAAGAAAGCATATACAAGATGCACATGGACAGGTCCCGCACCTGGGGCACTGGATCCGGGCAAAGAAGTAGATGCTGCAATAAAGAGAATACATGCAGGACTGTCTACTCATGAAGAGGAGGCAGCGGCAATAAACGGCTCTGATTTTGATGATAATGTAAGGACATTGGAACGGGAATTTACGTTACTTGAAAATGCTTTACCTGACGAAAAGAGGGAGGAATGAAAAATGATAAGCATTAAAGGACCGATTGTTGATAACATGACAGGATGGGTATATCACTATCTGGGATTGGATGCAGCATGTCCGGGTGATTTGAAAAAAGCACTTGAAGAGGCTGGCGGTGATGACGTGGCGATAGAATTCAACTCAAAAGGCGGATTGTGTTCTGCCGGTTTTGAGATGTATAAACAGCTCAGGGACTACGATGGCAAGATCACGGCTCATATCATAGAGGCAATGAGCGCGGCTACCGTCATAGCATGTGGAGCTGATGAAACGCTGATGAGTGACGCAGCCATTTATATGATACACAACACTCAGTCTATGGCGATGGGAGATTACAGAGATATGGAGATGGAGGCGCAAGCCCTGAGAGAATATAACAAAGCGATCATAGGTGTGTATGCAAGAAAAACCGGGATGACGAAAAGAGAGCTTCAAAAATTGATGGACAATGATACATTTATGTCACCTGAGACTGCCATAGAAAAAGGATTTGCAGACGGCTATATATATGGAGAGCCTGAGAAACTTGTAGCTGTGGCAGCGCATGAAGACATTATTTCACCGAAAAAAGCAAAAGAACTGTATATGATGTTAAACGCCGATTCAATCGCAGAAAAGGAAGGGAAATTCAGCAACTATGTCCCTGCCACAAGCGGCACGGATAAAGACGGTATTTCCTATGAGATATTTGTAGCAGAAAATGGCGGCGACGCCTTTCTGAATAAATCAACATCCGACGTATCAGACGACGGAAACAAAGAAGGAGGTAACGAAATGACACTTTCGGAATTTCTCACAACGAACCCGGAAGCTCAGGCGGAGTTTGACGCTTTGATGAACGAAGCAATAGACAAAGCCGGAGCAGAGGAAGAGGCTGTGAAAGAGGAAGCAGTAAGCGCCGCCAGAGAAGAGGGCGCAAAGGCAGAGCGTGAGCGCATCAAGTCACTCGACGAGATCGCAAAAAGCGTGACCAAAGAGGCATTAAACGATGCCAAATATGGCGATATATGCGATGCAAAAGAGCTGGCATATCGAGCCATGAAAGAGGAAAACCTCAGAGATATGTGTCTTGCAGACGCATATATGAACGACGCTATGGAGGATGCATCTGTGGCAGATGAGGTGAAGGCTGAACCCGAAGAGGCTCAGGTGTCAGATGCAGAGCGTATAGCAAATTATGTCAACGCAAAAAAGGAGGTCAAATAAAATGGTACAGTTAAACGATTCTTCATCAACAACTTATGATGAATTGATCTATGATGCCGGGTTACCGATTGAGAGGGACACGGTAACGGTAAGCATTACCGCAGGCACAGCCGGCACAATAGCAAAGGGGCAGGTGATAGATGTGGCATTCGATGCCGAGACCGATGCGGCTACATATTCAGTACATGCTGCAGACGGTGCAGTTCATTCGATAGTGGCAGAAACAGAGCCATACGATGCCGCAGCTGATAGTGTAGTCGTACAGGTATATACATCCGGCAACATCAGAGCATCAAAGGTTGTGACAACCGTAGAGCTTACAGACAAAGACATTGACGCATTCCGTACACGCGGAATAGTACTCAAATAATCACAGGAGGTAATTATAAAATGATAACAGATACCTATCAGCTCATAGGAGCTGTAAAACAGATGTATCCTGTAGTGCAGTTTTTCAAAGACAGATATTTCCCTGATGGCAGGTCATTCTACTCAGAGGAAGTACTGATTGACAGCAAAAAGCAGGGTAAAAAGATAGCACCGTTTGTGATCCCGATGAGGGACGGTATCGCTTTGGAGAGCGAGGGATTCCGTACAGACAGGATCACTGCGCCGACTATAGCCGTCAAAAAAGCCATCACACCGGACGATCTGGAAAAGAGGGCTTTTGGGGAGGATCCAAATTCGAACCGTACACCTGCAGACAGACAGGACGAGATTGCGGCAGATCATCTGGATGAGCTTCGCAATGCAGTTTATCGCAGATTTGAAGCAATGTGCACGGAGATCATCACAACAGGTGCAGTGGTGATCAAGCAGTTTGCGACGGCAGAAAAGGCAGCAGCAGGCATAGAGTATCAGGAGAGGCTTCTTAAATTCTATGACGGGTCTTTCGGCAACAGATATGTTCTCGGCAAGAAGCTTGAGAATATGACGGCAGCTGAAAAGATAGATGCACTTTACAAGATGTGCACTATACTTCACAAGAGAGGATTTAAGGCAGCCGATCTGGTGATCACATCCGATGTGGCATCAATCTTTTTCGGAGATGCGGATTTCCTCGAGTATTACAACAAGCTCAATGTGCATATCGGTCAGATCGCACCGGTAGAGACTCCCGATGGTGTGGTATTCTCCGGTACTCTTAATGTAAGAGGCACATTGCTCAATATCTTCATCTATGATGAGTATTACGTAGATCTTGACGGACAGGAAAAGGCATTTTTGCCTACAGGCACTATGGCAATCCTTAGTCCCGGTCTTGGTCAGACAGTATACGGGCAGGTCACTTTCCTCACAAAGAATAATACCTTTGCCTCATATGCAGAGAAGATTGTTCCGAGGATCGTAGGCGATGAAGAGGATAATGTGCTTGAAGTACAGGTATTCTCGCGCCCTGTGCCATTCCCTACATTTACGGATGGATGGATATTTGCAGACGCTACCAGACACAATTAAGCCAATAAGTTCACTTTTTTTCTCCTTATAGAATAAACTCCGGGGGGTGTAAGGTAACATCTCATCCCTCGGAGAAAAAAGAAAAGAGGTTGCCATGAGTTTTAAAGACGATTTGCTTTATGACGTAGAGAATACCTTTTTAAATGACTTGGAATTTGCTGAAATTCATAATGTGGACGGCAAGGAAATGCTTGCCGTGGTAGATGAATATGAGGCAAAAAAGGTGGAGGCGGAAGCTGATAAGCTTGACGGAGTGCATAGAAAGCATGTTCTTTTATATGTTGCGAAGTCTGCATTTAGCAAAAAGCCATCTGCCGGCAACAGAATATTCAAATTAGACGGGAAAAAATACATCGTCTATGAAGTGGATGAAGAGGGTGACATGTACATCATCACGCTGGAGGTGTTTACGGGAGTATGAGCACTGTATCGTTTAAGGTGGATCCGCAGGACTTGGATAACATTACCAAGAGCCTTGATGGACTGAACTACAAAGCACCTACCGTATTAAAAAATGCTGCAAATGCTACAGGTAAGAAAGCGTTGCAGATGATTTACGAATATACGGATAAAGAATATGCATATGAGGGCAAACATACCCTGTCAGATTTTTTAAAGCGAAAATCTGCGACATATGCGAATCCAAGAATGATCATAGATGTCAAGTCCCAGATGAATGAGCTGATTGAGTTTGACGTGTCAAACAGGGATCCTCTGGCATGGACGGATCCTGCATCATGGGTTG